TATTACCAGATAAAGAGTGCGTTAAATTTGTAATATACTTATTTCTTTTTTCATTACCAATTATAAAATCTATTTCATCTTTATACTTTCTACCTTTATTCTCTTTTCTCATTTCGTCTGGATATTTGAAAACTAAACATTTAATTTTAAAATCTGCAAGAGTTTTACTGTCAATAAGTTTTCTAGTGGATGTTACAACTTTAACATCTCCAAACAAACCATTCAATACAAGTTTATGTGTCTTTGTTCCATCTAATGTACCTGTCGTACCAAATCGATATTTACAATTAGAAAGTTTCTCCATAATTTTTGTAAGGGAATTAGCCTTAAATAAGTGACATTCATCACCAATTACAACATTAAACTGACCCCAATAATCTCTAGGCATCTTATAGATAGATTGCCATGTAGATATTACAACTTTCTTATTGGTTTCTTTACTCTGTCCTTGGAATATCTTGTGACAGTATTTTTCTACGTCCCATCCATAATCCGCAAAGTCAGAATACATTTGCGACACCAAAGATGTTGTGGGTACAATTATTAATATTTTCTTTCCCTTTACATTAGGATGCATATTATAAAATCTGACCAATGTATATATAATCAGAGATTTTCCTGATGCAGTAGGAGAAAGAAGTAGTGTTCGATTATAGTTGATTGCATGTTTTATAGCATCAAGTTGATAATCTCTATACTCAATTTTCTTTCCTTGACTGTATGGGTCAATATACTTACACAACTCTTGTAAGTTGTTATCTGTAAAATTTGTATCCGTTAAGTCATCTTCAAAGGACAGTTCGTATCCGTTTTTATCACAGAAAAATTTTAACTGATTTAGTAGTCCAACATACAATTTGCAATTAGTCGGATTGAACAGCCTGATTTTACCATCCCAATACTTGTTTTTATATGCAGGCATAAATTCAGCGCCAGGAACTTTAAATGTGAAGTAATCCACAAGCTCCTTTAACATGTGCAGTTCATCTGCGTCTACTTGTAAGTAAACCTCATTTAATTTAGCAGCATAAAATTTAGACATTAATTACCTTCTAACCACTTTTTCCAGTCTATGTAATTTTTTATAGTCCATTTCTTTTGGTCTATCAATATGTCTAATGTCTTACTAATTAAATCTAAAATTTGATTTTGAAGTAAAACATTCTTTTTTAACTTTAAAACATCTGGATCACTATCCATCCAAGAACCTACATCAGATTTAAGAATTCTGGTGCCCTCTATCTGCCATCCTTTGGATATGATTTCATCTTCAGACATCTTACCTGTATAGTACTTCATTTTATCACCGACTAATTTTTTATAGTCGAGTTCAATAAACTGAAGTTTTGTCTGATTTACTTGTTGGTAGGTCATCCACTTACCGATTAGATTTTGATTGTGAACTAGTTCGTCTTCTAGTCTCAGAAAATCAATCTTAACATCCTTTTCGGACTCTTTGGTAAGTTCTGCTATTTTTGATAATAAGTTAGAGTATTCACTCATGATAAAAAATCCATTCAATTAATAATTATTTATAATCGTTCCACCACATAGTTTCTGTACTGAAAATCTGCCTGTGCGACTGGTGGGGCCGCCTCAGTTGCGGATGTCGTTAATGGGATATCTCCAATAGAGATTGGAAATGCATCTTTAAATGTGACTCTTATAATTGGTTGTTCTTGATTATTATTTACAAGAATTGTGAGGTCATCAAATACAGATTTTAAGTTAATTCTTTTTGCGTTTTGGAAATTTCCATATTGTTGAAAATTTTCTGGGAAACCAAGTGCAGTAATCCAATCGTAAACTTCCAACCAGTTCTTCATATCTTCATCTACTGTAAATGAAATGCCCAATGGAGAATATATCAACTTATCCCCTGGCTCTTTTCTTGCAACGAATGGGGTTTCAGCGATCGCCTCTCCTAACTGTATGCCGGGCAAAGTTAACTCTTGTACATATGGGCCTAATGATGGACACATATTACTATTAAATGTAAAGTTTTGTGTATTTAAAAAATTTACAGAATTTGTTACAAGATCCATTATAATCTCCTTTTCACATATTATTTATGCCAAAAAAAAGGGGGAGTAAAACTCCCCCTAAGTACTATCAATCTATTTTGTTGTTATTATACAGAATTGATATTGTCTACACGGAAGATTCTGTAGTAGGTATTTGCACGAGCTGTAAGAGCACCGTTACCAACTGTTGTACCTTCTGCGTATGGGTTAGCAACCAATCCATAACGAGTCTTAAACCCGATTTTTGGTTGGAAACTGTTCTCACCAACTGCACGAACCATCTGTAGTGGAACGTATGGGCAATAGAAGAATCCAGCGTCATATGGTGATGTACCTCTGAATCCAACCATTACGAAGTCAGTGTTGTTTGCAGACGAGAAGTATGGGTCAATGTATACTTTGAAACGTCCGTTAAGTGTTCCAGCAAATGTCGAACCAGTGTCATCAACATTCAAACCTGTTGACATTTGTGGGTTGTAGTCAAGAAGACCTGCCATTGCAAGTGCGGAAGCAACGTCTGAAGAACAAACGATTACATTACCCTTACCACGGCGAGTTTCTTTAGCAATTGTATTTGCTTCTCTCTCAATGTGGAACATAAGTCCTTTGAACTTCTCAACTGACCAACGTCCATCTGCATCTGCAGCAAGATCGAAGATACCTGTGTTAGTTACCTGAGACTGAGCACCAAGTTTTGCGATACCGTACATTGTGCGAAGAACTTCACGGTTGATTTCTGCAGTGATTTCTGTAGAAAGAATTGTTGAAAGTTCTGCTTCTGCATCAAGTCCATGAACCGCTTTCAAGTCTTGTGAAAGTTCAGTTGTGTACTCAGCTTTCAATGCTCTTGTTTTTGCAGTTACTGATACTCTCTCAATTGAGAATGCCATTTGGTTGAAGTGACCATCTGCAGTCATTGTAGAACCGTTACCTAACAATTCACCCTGTGCAGTTGAACCGCCGACACCAGTTGTTACTGTTGAATTTGTCTCATCCAATGCATTTGCTGTGATAACAGCACCAGCGAATGGATCTGTACCTGAGTGATTTGGTCCTGCAACATCACCAGAAAACTCTGTGTTAGCTTCATTGAATGATGCTTCTGTACCAGTCTGATTAGAATAACGTGAACGCATCGCAAAGATAAGTCCAGTTGGTCCTGTCATTGGCTGTACACCACAAAGGTCATATGCCATTAGGTTTGGTGCAGTTCTACGAAGCATAGAAATGATGACTGGATCTGCATACTGGATATTTCCAGAAGCAGCACCTGTTGGTGCAACACTTGTTGGTGCCTCGTTAAGTTGATCCAAAGAAGAACGTCCTAAGGCGTTTTCTTTGATTGTGGCTTGTTCTGTATTCTCAAGAAGAATAGCAGTTACTGCCTTTCTGTATGGGTCTGTAATCTCGGCATGTTCACCATGGTCAAGAACAGGTGCCCACTTTTCTTTTAACTGTTGAACAAAGTTCTCGTTATAGTCGTGCATTTTTTTCTCCTTAAATAGATAATGTTTGTTCTATAATATTATTTATAAAATTTTAATCTTTAGGTTTATTTAGTGCTCTCGCATAAATATCCATAACCGATTGAAATTTATTTTCCTCTTTAACCACTGGCGAATCCTCTACAGAAGTTTCTAATGCACTCTCAGCGAGAATACTTTCGCTTTCCACACTTGTTTCAGATGGAAAATAATTATCTCTGATCAATGTAATCTTATTTCTCATATCATCGGCGTTCACGAAATCAACACTCTCAGAAAGTGTTCTTACTTTTTCAACCTGCGAAACTGTAAGTCCTTCTGTTACATCCTTTAGAATGATTTCGGTCTCTAGAGATTCAATTTTCTTTGTCAATTCGATATTCTTCTGAACTGACTCATCCAATTTTGTCTCTTTTTCCTCAAGAGAAGATAATGCATCCCCATAAAGGTCAATTTTATCTTCTGGAACATCAACATAGTTTTCCTCAAACAGAGTTTTGAGTCCTGACATGAAGTTTTCCATAACTTCTAACTTCAGTTTGTTTTCAACGGCGAGTTTATTTTCTTCAACCCACTCTTTAGCGACATAAGTAAGATACTCATTCACTTTTTCTGAAATATCTTCACGGATATGAGAAACTTCTTCATGAAGTTCTTTTTCATAATCTTCGTACATTTTTTCCAACTGTTCGTTTACTTTAGCAACTACAGCTGCTTCGAAAATGGTTTTAACTTGTGACTGGAATTCTTCAGTAAGTTCTTGTCCAGCAAGCATAGCATCAACGTCTTCTTTGACATCGATATCTTCTTTGGCAACCTTATAAGATGCATTCATTTTTTTCTTAGGAGACTCTTTGACTTCTTCTTCGTCTTCATCATCCTCTTCATCATCTGCCATTTCTTTCTTAGAAGTTGTAGACTCTTTCTTTACTGATTCCTCAGCTTCGTCTTCGTCTTCATCATCACCATGCATATCTTCTTTTTTAGAAGTTTTTGCCTCAGTGACATTTTCTTGATCTTCTTGAA